GGCCGCGAGCAGCGGATCGCCCAGCTGTCGTTCGTGGCCCCGCCGGTCGGCGCGCACATCAACGCGGTCGAGGAGCTGTACGGGTCCGGGTCGCCGGAGATGGCGTTCCGGCACTCGACGGTGTGGGCGTGCGAGGACCTGCTCGGGTCGATGATGGGGATGCTGCAGCCGTGGGCGTTCCAGCTGCCCGCCACGGGCGTGCAGACGCCCACGCCGGGCCCGGGGATGGGCCTGACGGAGGAAACGCCGCAGAAGGTGGCGAGGCAGCCGCAGATCCTCAACGAGCCGTCCGCCGACATGGACATCGGCGACTTCCTGTACGCGGCGACGGTGTCGCTGTCCCGCGGCAACACGTACGGCAAGATCGTGAACCGGGACCGGCTCGGCTACCCGTCGCAGATCGAGCTGCAGGACAACGGGAAGGTGCAGGCCCGCCGGAAGGCGGACGGCAGCCCGGAGTTCAAGTTCGGCGGGCAGGTGCAGGACCCGGCGACGGTGTGGCACAAGACGATTTTCCGGCCGGCCGGGTCGATGACAGGCATGTCGATCCTGTACTACGCGCAGCAGGCCGTGCGGCTGGGCCTGAACGCCGAGGAGTTCGGCAACGGGTTCTTCGAGGACGGCGCCCACCCGTCGGGGCTGCTGCTGAACGACTCGCAGGACGAGTTCAGCCAGGAGGACGCGCAGACGGTCAAGCAGAAGTTCATGGCCGCGGTGCACGGCTCCCGGGAGCCGGCGGTGATGACGGGCGGCTGGAAGTACCAGCAGGTGCAGGTCAGCCCGACTGATAGCCAGTTCCTGGACACGCAGGGCCTGTCCGACTTGAAGGTGTGCCGGTTCTTCCGGATCTGGCCGGAGATGGTCAGCGTGACGATGCAGGGCTCCAACGTCACCTACGCGAACGTGGAGCAGCGGGCGCTGGACTTCCTGACGTACACGATGCAGCGGTGGATCACCTGGTGGGAACGGAAGCTGGGGGCGATGACCCCGCCTGGGCAGTACGTGAAGTTCGACCTGTCGCCGCTGCTGCGCACCGACATCCTGACCCGGTGGACGGTGAACCACGCGATGATCGCGTCCCGCACCGTCACGCAGGACGAGGTCCGCCAGGGTGAGGACATGACGCCACTGACCGACGCGCAGCGCGAGCAGGTCAACGCGATGCCCCTGGCGCCGATGCTGCCGAGAATGAGCCAGGGACTGTAGGAGGCCGGGAATGGATGAGGCAGTGCGCCGGGAATTGCGCCGTCAGCGGCGGATAGCGATGCAGGGCATGCCTGAGCGGCTGGGGATGTCGTTCACGCCCGGGGTCGCGCTGACTGCCGGGATCAGCCGGATTGAGATGCGGGCGAAGCCGAACGGCACCGCGGCCGGGTCGAACTTCGAGTTCACCGGCTACGCCACGGTGTACGGCACTGAGTTCGACATGTGGGATCCGGCCGGTGAACCGTACAGGGAGTACGTCGCACCGGGGGCATGCAAGCGGTCGCTGTCGAATCCAAATCTGGATGTGCCGTTCCTGATCGGGCACGACGACGGCGACATCGCGCTGGCGCGGACCAGGTCGGGGACGATGCGGCTGGCCGAGGACACCCACGGGCTGCATGTGCAGGTGCCGTCGATGGACGGCAGCCTTGAGAGAGTCCGTCAGCTCGCCAGCGCTGTTAAGCGTGGCGACATGAGCGAGATGTCGCTCGCATTTGTGTGCGTGCAGCAGCAGTGGGATGACAGTTTCGAGCGGCGCGGCGTCATGCAGATGGAACTTAACCGCGGTGACGTGTGCGCGGTGGTCCACGGCGCGAACTCGGCGACGGCCGGTGTGTCGATGTCCCCTGTCGAACTGCTCGCGGCGCGGCGCCCGGTGCTGATCGGGCGCCCAATGCGCGAGCGGCGGATGCCGACCCAGCCGTACGAGCGGGGCGCTGACGAGCATGTGACCTGCTTGCAGTGCCAGTCGGGGAACGACGCGGACGCCCGCTACTGCGACCAGTGCGGCAACGGGATGCGGCCGCTGATGGACTACGCCGGGGACCCGGACGACACGCAGGAGTGCCGGTGCGGGCTGTGGAACGCGCCGGACGCGAAGATCTGCGACCAGTGCGGGCAGGGGCTGGCCAACGACCACGACGCGGACGACGGCTACCCGTCGCTGACAGGCTGGGCGGCTGGCCGGCCGCTGGAGCGGCGCGCGGCGGTCAGCGCCGCAGACCAGAACGACCTGCCGGACAGCGATTTCGCGTACATCGAGCCGGGCGGCAAGAAGGACGCCGAGGGCAAGACGACGCCCCGGTCCAAGCGGCACTTCCCCGTCCAGGACGCCGCGCACGTCCGCAACGCGCTGGCCCGGGCGCCGCAGTCCCCGTTCGGCGGCAAGGCCATGCCGGGGATCAAGGCGGCGGCCGGGAAGCACGGCGTCGACGTGGCCGGGCAGCACGCCTCGGCACGGCCGCTGGAGCGCCGCGCGTCGGCCGAGGAGGACATGGACCTGGCCGCCACGCCGGACTACAACCCGGCCCCTGTCGCTGCTGGGCTGACGTGCCCGCAGTGCCAGGCGGGGAACGACGGGGGCGCGAAGTTCTGCGACCAGTGCGGTCACGGCTTCGCGACGGGCGCGACGGTGACCGTGGATGACTCGACGGGCATCCCGGGCCCGGAGACGCAGATGGCGGCGGCCCGCAAGCTGGAGCTGCTCACCAGGGAGCTCGACCTTGAGGAGCTGGCGTCACACCGTGTAGCCTGCGCTTAGTTACACGGGTGATTTTGCCGGGCAGTCTCCGCCGGGCCGCCTGCCCCTGACGGGGCCAGCGGTCACGCGGCAGCTTCCACGCAGAGACGGTCACGCCGTGATCCCAAGTCATCTCTGCGTGGAGGCGTTTGATGCCTGACGACGGCCATGATCTGACTGGCCAGCTGGAAACCCGCCGGACGTCCCTGATCGGCGCGAACCGCGAGATCCTGTCGGCGGCGTCGGCGGCGTCCCGGGCGACGACGGCTGAGGAGGACACGCGGTACGCCGCGAACATAACGGAGATCCGGGCGCTGAACCAGCGGCTGGACGACCTGGGCGACCAGGCGCAGCGTGAGGAGCGCGCCCGGGCGGCCCGCGCCGGGAACGCCGGGATCGCCGACGACCACGGCTCCGGCGCCCGCGCGTCCGGCGTGCAGGTCACCTCGGAGCCGATGATTTACGGGCAGCACAGCCCGAACAGTTACTGGGCGGACCTGGCCCGTGACGCGTTCTCCAACGGCGACGGCGGCGGCGGACTCGACGCGTCCCGGGAGCGGCTGGGACGGCACGCCGCTGAGCTGCGTGTCGAGCTGCCGAACCGGCGTGAGCGGCGGGCCCGCGCGGCGCAGGAGCGTGTCGAGCGGCTGCACACCGCGTCGCGGCGTGAGGAGCTGGCGTTCGAGCGGTTCCTCGGCTCGGGTGTGAACGTTTTCGAGACCCGGGCGCTCAACAGAACGGATGGCACGGGCGGGTATTTCGTGCCGCCACTCTGGTTGGTTGACGAATATGTCGCCTACCTGCGTGCGGGCCGCACTCTGGCGAACCTGTGCAACTCGATGCCGCTGCCTTCCGGCACGGACTCGATCAACCTGCCGCGGATCACGACTGGCACGGCGACTGGCGCCCAGGCTTCTGACGGCGGCCCTGTGCCGGGCCGGGACATGGCCGACAACTACGTCAACGCGCTGGTCCGCACCGTGGCCGGGCAGGAGGACGTGGGCATCCAGCTGCTGGACCAGTCCCCGATCGCGTTTGACTCCGTGATCACGAAGGACCTGATGCAGGATCACGCGATGCAGGTCGATGGCCTGGTGATGCTGGGTTCCGGGTCGTCTGGCCAGATCACGGGCCTGTACCCGCAGGGCACGATCACCGGCGGCAGCACTCCGGGCATCATCGTCAACGGCGTGACCGCCTCCACCGCGGGGGAAGTCTGGACCGGTGGCGACAGCGGGCGCAACGACTTCTACTCCGGCGTCGGCCAGCTGTTCTCCCAGATCGGCAGGAACCGGTTCC